CATCAAAACCCGGAACCGCCCGATGAAAGGCTTGATGCGTTCGGGCTTCTGCCAGCCATTGAGCGCCGCACGGACCAGCGCGCCCTCAGCCCCGGCGAGCTCGCCCAGATCGGCCAGCGTCACCGGTGGTGGCACCCCCGCATCAGGCGCCGGGCGGCGAGAGCGTTTCGCCTCGCTCGCGCGCCCGCGCCTTTTTGTAGTTTTCGTAGATACGTAGTGGGTGTCTGTAGAGTCGTCTTTTACGGTCTCTATTGTCGTCTTTTGTGCGGCTTGCTGTCGTCTTTTATCACCGTCCAAAACACGACAATTTGACGTGTTTTCTGGCGCACCCCCGTCACCCTCTCCGCGACAGGCTGCAACCACCCGGGCGCGCAGGCCTGCGGGTAATTTTTCCAGCGGAATGAAGCCCGACAGGGCGTCAAGATCGATTTTGTAAAGCGCCGCCTTGCCGCGACCCCGCCCGGTGTCGACGGCCACGTCCAGCACGTCGGCGGCTTTCAGTCGGGCTAGCGCACGCTGCACCTGGCGCTCTTTCAGCCCGGTATCATCGGCCAGATAGCACAACGCCAGCGGGCGCAGCCCCTCGCCTTCATCACTCGCAGCGTCGGCAATGCGCGCCAGCACCGCCTTGACCGAGGATTCCGACACGATTTTCACCTCGCCCAGCCCGCGTGTCATCCACACCAGGCCTTGCACAAAACCGCTCATGCCGCCACCGCCTTCCCGGCAGGGTGGATCACCGCCCCACAGTGCCCATCCAGCGCGGCGGCGAGCCCCGCGCGCACCATCGGGTCAACGATGAAACCCGCACCCCGCACGGCGACAATTGTCACGCCGAACGGTGCTATCTTGCGGCGAAGATACAGCACGATCACGTCGATAGAGCGCTTTGAAATGGCGTCGCCGGACGGTCCGGGCCAGCCAAAATCGCGGCGCGGATCATACCGGCCAAGACGCGCCAGGCGGGTGATGATAAACGCTTCACACGCCGTCAAATTCCAGTCGATTGGCCCGAACTCGATCACGCCTTCTGGCAAGCCTGGCTCATCGAGCAAGGCGCGCAGAGCCGCGTTCTCATCGCGCAGCTTGCGATTTTCGACGCGACACGCCTCCAAAGCGATATGGGCCGGGGTGCGCCCGCTCATACCGACATCCTCTTGCGACGATTATCCAGCTGGTCGAGAACGCCGGTCACGTCCATGGCGTTTTTCTTACGCTTGGCCGTGTTGTAGCGCCGCCCCGCGAGCGCGGCATGCTCGGCGCAATAGCGGCGATCACCACTGGCCTTGGCCGCCGCGCAAAACCTAAATTCGGCACCGTTTGGATTGCCGACCGGCCATTTACACTGGCCGGGCTTCAGGGACAGCACGGCCTCGACGCCGCGATTGACCGCACCGTCAATCGCCGGTCCGGAACTCAATTCCGCACCCGGCACCACGCGCGGCGCTGACGGTCCACTCAGATCAAGGCCGAGCGCGCGTGCCTTGCTGCCGACCGCATTCATGTCCCGTCCCGGCAGGCGTGACAGAGCCGTTGCCATCGAATACCCCCGGTCTGCGACCTCGCGCAGCACCGCAATTTCGTCCACGCTCCACTGGCCATGCCCGCCGGTTTGCGGCGACCCTTTGGGTATGGACGCCGGCACAGATTCGGGGATTGGCAGATGCGCCGGTTTGGACGTTTTCGGTGTCAAATTGAGATGGCGCGCCGCGCGATCGAGAACCGCCGCTGGCGTCCGTCCAGGCAGCAGCCGGGCGATCTGGCGCCAGCTGAACCCGCGCGAACGCCGTTCGCGAATAATCGCATCCTCGGCGGGCGTCCAGCGGGCGGCGTCGGTTTTGCGGGCCTGACGGGCCGCACGTGGCTTTGCCAAGCCCATTTTTCGGGCCTGCACCTTGATCGCATTCTCGCTGCGTCCCGGAAGCACGACCATCAATCCGGCATAGGTTTCGCCGTGCGCCCGCCCGGCGGTAAGCCGCGCCTTTTCGCGATCCGTCCAGCCATTCAACCGCACCGGTTTTTCGCGCTGAGGTTTCGGCTCGGTCGCGCAGGCGGATTCCACTTTCGTCGCCCGAACCGTCTCCGGAACCGGCGTTGGCGCAGATGCGCTGGCATTTGCGAATTTGAATGACCATTCCAGCGCTTCGGCAATGCGCCGCACCGCCGCCGAGCGATCCTCGCGGTTTTGCCGGGCATAGCGCAGCGATGCACCCGCCGAACGCGGGTCACGATACCCGCCTATCAGGCAGGCAATCCGGTCCACGGGCTGGTTGAACACACGCGCTAGAGCAAACATGGCCGCCCGCCGGGCACGGCCCGCCTGGCGCGCCTCGCGCGATTGGCCCTTCAAAGTCAAAACCAGATCCGGCGCGACTCCAAAAACCCGACCGGCCGCCACCACGGCGCGCGCGATCTTGTCGGCCGTCAAAACCTTCGGAGCGCTTGGCGGGGTAATAGAGCCGATTTCAGCGATACGTGCTGCCACAAAGGCGCGCAATTGTGGATTGGTGCGGATCTGCTTTTTGAACTGTGCCAGGCCATAACTGACCGACGAGGCATGACGGCCCAGATATCGACCGATATCGACACCAGACATGTTCAAACCTGCCATCACCGTCATCAGACAGTGGCGCGCGGTCGCGACCGCGCCCTTGCGACACCGGCCCTTCAGATCGTCAGCTGTAACCTTGTAAAGGTCTGCAATTTTCGCGCACAGCGCATCAAATTGTGCATCCGTCATTTGCGTGCCCCCTGCTGTAAAACCGGTTTTCCGCCTGGCGTCGCATCCACGCGCGACCGGGCCGGGCCCAGATCGATATCGCGGCGCCGCAGATAGGTGATGGCCTGGACGGCCACCGCACCGGCGCCGATTTTCATCAAACCCAGATCGGCCAAATTTGCAGACAGCTCGGCGGCGGCCCGGTCGATCGCCTCATCGGTCGACAGATCCGCCACGCCCAGATCGCCGAGCGCCTCAAACGCGGCCTGGCACCCGCCCTCCACGCTCAAACGCCCGCCACAGCTGTCTATGGCGGCATCCACCGCATCGCTGACGGCGCGGTTCAGCGCCTCCCAGCCCAGGCCGGTGCGCTGATCATGTTTGAGAGCGGACCAGGCGGTCATGGCGCATCACTCGCATGGGCACCGAGCGGCGTGCCGTCCCAGCCCACCGCTTCGAGATACAGTTCGAGCAGCGCAGCTTCCTCATCGGCCTCGCTCTTCGACTTCTTGCGAAGCGCAATGACCTTGCGCAGAATCTTGACGTCAAACCCGGAGGATTTCGCCTCACCGAATACCGCCTTGCGGTCTTCCTGATGCTCGGCAATGTCGCCATTGATCCGTTCAATTCGAGCGACAAACGCCTGAAGTTGACCCTTGGCTGAGCCATCGATGCGGTTCGTCATGGCGCACCCCCAAAGCGGACGAGCACAAAGATCAGGGCGAACGCCACACACACACCGGCAAAGCCATAGGCCGGGATTGCAGCTAGCACCGCGCCGCGCGCCTGCAGGCTGCGCCCCGTCCAGACCCAAAAGATGAGCAGACCGGAAAAACCGGACAGTATGGACAGATCAAACCCGGTCATGACGACCCCGGATATTTGCGCGCCACATCGTCGACGGGGCATTGGCCGACAAACGGGTCATCCGGCCGGCCATCGCTCGCCCGCAGGCGATCATGTTGCTCGCCCTCGCCGGAAATCCTGTCATCAGGAAATTCCAGCCCATCCGGAAAACGTTTGTGAAATTCGCCCGGCAAATCTTCGTTCACGATAGCCATCAGCCAGTCTCCTTTTTGGTTGAACCGCACAGCATCGCCACCTCGTCGGCGCTCGGCCGCGCGGGGCCTGGAAAATCTTCAATGATCGGGTGACCCGGTACGGTGTCCGCCGCCTGCAGACCCAACTCATGGCGAAAAAGTGCCGCCAGAAGCTCCGGGTCACTGGCCGCTTCGGCGCGCATAGCGGCCTCGGCCAGCGCACCAAGCGCGGATCCATGCGGTCGCTGGTTATCGGCCAGACGCGTCAGCGCGCCGTCCGGATCGGCAAAGAAAGGCTCCAGCGTTTCAGCCGCCATCAGCAGCGATGGCAGAGCGCGCACCGCGAACGTCGTTCGCGACGGGGTGAAGGGTCGCGGCACATTCAATGACACCAGGGCCCGCGCGCGCCGGCCCAGATCGACCGCAAACACGGCAACAAACTCACCCCCGCCCCAATCGACGCGAATGGGTATGTGCTGGCGCTTAACCATCACCACACCCCCGCGGCAAACAGGAGCGCGCACAGCGCCAGCGCCATCAGTGCACCGGCCACTGACACCAGGCCGATCAGTGAGGTTTGCCCGCGCCGCCTCACAGCAAATCCCCCTGCCCGCCATGGGGCGGCGCAGCAGTAACTGGCGCCGCCCCTCTCGGTGATTGGCCTGCGCGCTGAACGCCGTGTTGGGCGCGAGCGCCCTCAACACCGGTCGATTCCGGTGTGCCGGGGGCCTTGCGAGCCGTACCGGACAAGCCTTCGGTTATAGGTAGATGCCGCTGCGACGCCGCCCGCTCGACAAACCCGTCGGGATAGCCGGTCACCCGCCCGCCAAAGACCAGGCGTTCGGCTTCGATGCGATGCTCTTCGCAAGCATGAATTTCCGACGAGATCTTGCCCAGCCGAAACACGTTGAAGCCATAATTGGCTTCCGCCCAGCACCCGGCACGAAAACAGGGCGGCAAATCTTTTGGCGGAGAAGCAAGGGCGCGGCGAGTCATGCGCCGCCCTCCAGTGCATTCTGGCAACGCGCGCACCGTGGCGGATAATCGGCCGGACCCCAGATGACCCAGCTGACTGCGTCTGCGCCACTCAACGGCAATCGCGATCCGCAAATTGCGGTCATGCCGCCCACTGGGTTGAACTGGATAAAGTGGGCTCGGCGCCAGCCCATCGCATTGATCCAGCCCGCCATAAAGCGGTTGAGATCCACACGGCCACCCAAGATTGGAACGGGACCGCCCGGTTGCTGCCTCCCGTCCCTCATGACGCACCGCCTTCCAAATGCTTGTGATCATCCACGAGCTTGGCGCGTGCGACCGCGATGGCGCGCGCGGCATCGTCCAGTTCTTTCAACACACCCGGCGCTTCAGTGTGATCGACCCGTCCATCCGCCAAGGCGGCGGCGGTCGCGGCAATCATTTCGCCCGCCTCGCGCAGCGCTTCATGGAATGCGCCGCCACCGGGCAGGATTTCCGGGCGCGGGACCAAATCGTAACCGGCCAGGCGGGCCAGCACTTCGGTGACATAGGCGCGCGCCGCACCGGCCTCGGCGTCTGCGATCACATCGATCGGCGCAAAACTGTCATGGCCATGGGTTTGATAATTGCGCAGCGTCTCTGCGCAGCCGCGCGTGTCCTTGGCCAGATCGGTCACGCCGCCATTATCGCTAAACGCCCGGCGCGTAGCCGCTTTCAGCGCGGTATAAATATTCGCACCCAGCAAGCGGTGGGCCGGAGATCGCGCCACGCCGCTCATCTTTGGGAATCCTGAGCGCAAACCAATCGGCGAACGGCGTTCGCGTGTGGCATGGTGCAGCCATGACACAGACAGAGATCAATCCGGCCTTGTGCGCCGACATTGCCGAACGGCTGGGCCTGCCCGCCAATGCTGCGCGCGACAAAACGGTCGCGCGCTGGCTGGCTGATGAAAAGATCTTCACCCCGTCCGTGCCGGGGCGCGCCGTTGGAAAAGCGCAGGAACCCGAGGGAAATTCGGTCCGCCCACACGGGACGGACGAGGTGAAGAGGTGAGGCGAGCCTGCTCATGGCTGGGCCTGCGATTCGGGCGGGCGAACGGCGTTCGCGGCGGCCTGAAGACGCCGCGCCAGATCCTCGGCATCGGCGGCGAACATCTGGATGCGCCGGACCTCATTGTTGAAGCCATGCTCCAGCGTGACCGTCCCGCAGGAATCGACTACAACGCGCAGGGTTTCGATGTTCGATGGGAATCGCATCATACGATCTCCCTCCGGCACAAATTTCGGGGATGGCGACATGCTAAAAGACCTCCAGGCAATTTTGGAAACATGGCCGGTGTGGAAGGGCATGAAGGCCACGCCGGAACGGGTCGATGCGCTCGAAGCACGCGTTCGCCATCTCGAAACAGCGCTTACCGCCAAACCCGCCGACACGCGCCCGGCCTGCCCGAAATGCGGGACGGGCCGTCATTCCGACCCACCCTGTGCACCGCTGCGTGCTGCAAGACGCAAAAGCGCCCTCTCGACCTTGATCAGATTATCGATGCTTTTGGGGCGCCAATTGCCAGACGCCATTTGCCGAAGCGATGGCTCGGGCACACCGCTCAATCGTTCAAGTTCTGCCCGGTACCCGCGCGGCCCGGTCAACTGTTGTGCCAGCTCGGACAGAATCGATTCTGTCGGCGTGTGAGGTGCGAGGTTCGGTTTCATAGGAATAACAATTCGTCGTTTTTGACGAGTTTGTCAAACCACAATTCGTAATTCTTTGCGAATGCAGGGCGCGAAGGCGTTTGCTAGTCACATGCTGATGACAAAAAACACGCACGATGATCGCCGCGAAGCATTGCGCCGCACCATGAATCGGTTGGGCCTGAACCCTCATCGTTGGGCAACAATGGCGGGGATACCTGAAGGCACCTTGCGCGCCTTCCTGAGCGGTCGCACGACGTCGATGCGTGGCATCACCGAGGAAAAACTTGCCGGCGCCGTTAACCTTTCGGTCGTTGAGCTATTTTCTGAAAAAGCGGAAGGGGCCTTAAGTTTGCCTTTATCATTGGCCGAGATGCCGGTGGCAAAAATTGTGGGGGTTGTTGAAGCTGGCGCTTGGCGCGAGGCGATCAATATGGACGCGAACAAAGGATCAATATCGTTCGTACCCCACCAGGGCTTTCCCTCAGAAGTACAATTTGCCATGCGCGTTTCGGGCGAAAGCTGCAACCGCGTTATACAGGACGGTGGCACCGCCATCGTAGTGCCATATGAATCGTTCCCTGGCGGCATTGAAGCATTGGCGCAGCGCTCGAACCATCCTCTGGTGGTTTTCGAACGCGAGCGATCCGGAAACTACGAATACACCATCAAGGAGCTACACCGAAGTGACGATGGCTTCATCTTGAAGCCCGTTTCTGATCATCCAGACCATCAATCCGAAATCGAGCTTGATGAAAACGGAGACACCGACCGTATCCGCATAGCTTTCGTTGTGGTGTCTATCCAGAATCTCGTATTTTAACAGTTAGTTACCGGGGCGCGGCGGCAATAGTCGTTGCAAGCTGCACTGATAGATCACTCAATCCTGCGCGATAGGCTTCGCCAATTGCCCGTTCGGTCATTTCAAGAATCGCGCTACATTCTCCGTCGCTATCGACCACGACCGACTCGGTCCGCGCACGAAACACAAGATCCTCGGGAAAGGACGCATCGGCCGCCGTAAGCTGTAGCATCAAACCTGCCTCGACAATCGGGGTGGCACGCCATAGCCCCGGCCGCCAAGCCACGCCAACATGCGTGACCGTTAACTCCAATCTTACTTCGCGAAATGATTGCGCCCGAACGTCTAGAGCTTCGTGCAACGCCCGGCGAGCCTCGGAGCCAGCCGGTCCCAAAAACGCGTTGTCCAGTACCAGCTCGCGCTCACAAGAAAAAAGCCGACCCGGATCCGACTGGAAGAAAAAAGGCCCTGTCTCGTCGATTAGATGAACCACGGTCGAGATCGGAAAATCCGCTTGATCGGCCCGAACGCCGACGTAGCGAACTTCGTATAATTGACCGCTTGTCGCACAGCCTGCGAGAGCCAATGCTACCGATAAACACCCGACCCGAAGCCGCTCTTTCATAATCGATCCTTATTCGGCACGACCTACTCGCCGGACACTAGCGAATACAGGCCGAGTCTTCTAGCTGGAAACAGCCGAATCTCTGGCAGAACACGCCGAACTCCACCAAGTGTTGATAACTGAGATTCGTGGTATTTTGCGATTTTTTCTTGAATTCGTATTTTTATGCGATTATGACCGATCCCGACGCGAACGCCGTTCGCCTGATTTGGGAGCCGAAAATGTCACTCACCCCCCACCCTCCGACAACGGGACAGGTTATCTCCCTGCCCCAATTCCTGGCGCGACGCGCCCAGACACATCGCCATGTTGGCGAGCGCGTCACGATGCTGCGCGGCCGGGTCGAGGTCACCGGCACTATCGCCGCACTATACCCGCGAACCGGGCGCGCCCGGATCCTCTGCGACGGGCCGACCCATTATCGCGGCGTGACGGTCGCCGAGGATTGCCATCACCTGATCCCCATCGACGAACGCGGTTTCGCGCAGCCAGAATCAGGCGGCGCAGCATGACGCCGGCCACGCAATCTGTTGATCTCACCTTTCATGGTCAGCGCGTCACGTTGACCGGCACTGTGTTTCACGCTGCCTGCCGGACCCACACGCCGGACAATCGCCCGGTACACCGCGCCAAACCACTGCGCCGCCCTATGCAGGCAGGGACGCTGAAATCCATGCGCGACGTAGAATTGCCGGTCATCGCCCAACCCAAAATCGACGGCGTAAGGGTATGGATTGACCACGGCGGCGTACCGCGCACGCGCAGCGGCAAGCCGCTGGTCAATCGTGATCTGGATGCCGCTTTGCGCAAATTTGCCCTGAAAGATGTCGATGGTGAATTGCGCGCAGAGGATGGCTTTGACGCCACCCTGTCGCTGATCAACCATCACACCGGCATCGTGCCCTTCACCTATTTCGTGTTCGACCGGTTGCGCGACGTGGCGATGACCGAAGACCGCCTGGGCGATCTTCCCGAACCGGAGATTATCGGCGACGCAAGACTCAACTGTCTAAGCGGGCAGCGAATTGAAACACTGGCCCACCTTAAACGCTTTGAAGCCGAGGCCGCAGAGCGCGGCGATTGCGACGGCATTATTCTGCGCAATCCCTATGGCCGCTATCATGGCGGCCGCGACCATGGGCGCTATTCCTCGCTGTTGAAATACAAGCGTGTCCAGGACGATGAGGCGGTGATCACCGGCATTTTGAATGCCGGTGCGCTGCAAACCCGCTGGCGCGGCCGCGCCCTGCCCCTGCAGGCGAAAAACCACAGATTCACAATGGCCGATATCGGACAGACCGTCAGTTTCAAATTCAATGACACGACCGAAATCGGCACACCGCGCCACGCACGACTATGGCGCCGCCGACAGGGAGACCCAGCATGACAGCCCGCACCCTCACCCTCACCGATCACGTCTTTGCGCTGATTGCCGACATAAAAACGCGGCTGGCCGATGGCGGCACGGCACCCGACATCAAGGCGATGGCCGAGCGCCACAAAGCGGTGCCGTCCAACATTCGCCGGGACCTTAAACGCATCGAGGCCGCAGGCCTGATCACGCTGGATCCGCTGACCATTACCGACTTCGGTCAAACCCACGCCGCGCTCTGGGCAGGAGAGACCCCGACGGGCTCAAACACACTACCCGCCGGCGATGAAGCCCCGCGCGTAGGCGACGGCCTGTCCCTGATCGACCCCAAAAAGATCAGCCCCGACCCGAACAATCCGCGCAGCGATGCCGATGACCTATGGTCGCTCGCATCGGATATTGATGAGCGCGGCTTAATGCAGCCCATTGGCGCGCGCCCGGATCCGGATCAACCGGGTTGGTATATTCTGATCTGGGGGGAGCGCCGCTGGCGCGCCTGGAGCCTGTCACAAAGCGATGGGAAGCCCATCCCGGCGATCATCCGCACCGATCTGGACAATGATGGCGAACGCCTACTCGCTCAGCTGGCCGAGAACAGCCAGCGTGTGGACCTCAACCCGATGGATGATGCGAACGCCTTTTATCGCGCCACACAGCTGGGCCTGTCGACCGCCGACATTGCCCGCGCCATCGGTCAGGCCAACCCGGAAACCAGCGGCCGGCGCTATGTCCAGCAGCGCATCAAGCTGCGCGAGCTTAAACCCGCCGACCAGGCGCGCCTTGCCGCCGGCGAGATCAGCGTCACCGAGGCCCGCGATCTGGTCACCGAAAAGCGCGCGACGGACCAACCTACCGACGACGCCCCACAAGTCAGCCCTAATGAGAATGGCGTCTACCCCGACCAGTTCACAGAGACCGTCTGGGCGGACAAGAAACACGCGCATGCGAAGATCCGACTGGCCCATTGTGACGATGGCGGCTGGCGCTTTGCCCACGACTATGCGGACAGTGATGGCGGCTTCAGCGGCGGGATATCGCGCAACAGTCCGGCCCTGAACTCCTACGATAACGCGCGCAGCGAAGCCCTCGACCAGATGCTGTGGCGCGTGCTGACCCGGGGCAATCCAAATATCGCGAGAACCAACAAACAGCGCAGCGCTATTGTCCAGGCCCTGCGGGACGCCGGCGCCAAAGACACGCGCATGGAAACACCGGATCTCGCCAAACCCCATGCCGACGACGCGGCGGCCAAAACCCCCGTCGTCAACGTGATGTGGTGGGAAAATGCGGTGTTCGACGGCCAGGCGAAGATGACCAGAACCGACATCGCCGGGCGTATGAAAGCGCTGGAAGGCTATGACGCGCTCGATAGCGATATCGAGATTGCCGCCGCCGAGAAAGCCGGCGTGATTACCGAGACCACACGCTTTAACGGCACACAGCGCTTTGCCCTGCTGGTGGTCGACGGAGTGGTCCATCCCAACGAGACCCGCGCCAGTCATGCCCGCAAGGCCCGCGCCGGCGACATGCATGGTGCCGGCGCGCCTGCGAAGCGGGAGCTGACCGAATTGCCCAATGGGTCGCGGGTCGCGCCGGACTTCGTCACGCTGGAGGAACGTTCAAGGATAGAGGGTCGCGACAGCCCTGCAACCGGCGAACGCCGTTCGCCGGATCCGGTGGCTGACGAAAAAACGGACAGACCGGCTTTATCGCCCCGCGAGCTGACCGACCGGCAGCTGATCCACGAAATCGCCCACCATGTTCGCACGGGACACATCAAGTTTCAGGCTATGCGGGTCGGCACCGACGACCGCGCCAGGCGCGGCGACAAGCTCGCCTATGAATTGTTCAGCCGGGTCTATGTGCAGGGGCAGAAAATCGGCACCGCGCAAGGTGAAAGCCAACAAATCGGCATCGCTTCCGGCGGCGGCCCACTGATCAAACTTTACGGAGGCCCGACGCAATGACCGACACACCCATGACAGCCGAAGAAAAGGCGCGCGATGAGATCGCATTGCTTTGCTATCGCATTCGGTCTGGAGGCGACTTGGAAGTTTCGCCCGGGTTGGTTCACTTCATGGCCGACATGCTGGACCGTAAGGCACCCGATGACTTGCGGCAGGCCGTGAAGGTTAAGGCGCTTGAGTGGAAAGAGCCGAGCCAACTTACGAACGGATGTTGGGTCGCAGACGCGCCGTTCATCGGATACAGCATTTGCCACGAAGATTGTCGGTTTCATGTCATTTGCGAAGGCTGGAATATCAGCGGTGACGACCAAGACGTAGGGCTTGATTGCCCCACCCTAGAAGCCGCCCAAACCGCAGCACAGGCCCACTATGAGAAGGTAATCCGTGAAGCCTTGGAGCCTTGTGCATCAGATAGCGCCGTAAGTGAGCCTGCCCCTGACGATATGGTGATGGTTCCGTGGGTGCCAACAGAGGCGATGCTGAAGGCCGGTCAAGAATGTGGCAGAGGTGCGCCTGTTGGCTTTGTTTACCGCGCCATGCTCTCCGCCGCCCCTACAGGTGAGACATGATTGAAGTCGCTATATTTCTGATCGCCGCTCACGCCCTATGCGATTATCCCCTGCAAGGTGATTTTCTGGCAAAGGCCAAAAACCGTCACGCACCTATCCCCGGCGTTCCATGGGAGCAAGCATTAGGCGCGCACGCCGCGATTCATGGCGGTGCCGTCGCGTTGATTACAGGGGTTTGGTGGCTTGGCGTAATGGAGGCAATCGCTCACTTCGTCATTGACGACTTGAAGTGTTCTAACCGCATCGGATTTCGCCTTGATCAAACCCTGCATATCGCCTGCAAATTCGTTTGGTTGGGCATTTTATGGGGGACCGCAGCATGAGCATTGTTCGCGACAACATGCTGAAAGACCCGGCGTATCGGCCCTATTGCCCACATTTACGGTGCCGCCTGCATCGAACCGTTTGGAATGGGGAGCAGATGGAATGCCCCAGTTGCGGCTGGCAGAGCGAGTTTAGCGCTGATTTTGTCGCAGAGTATCTCATCCCAGCACAGGAGCAGAAAGATGATTAGAGTCACAATCGACGTGCGAGCAGACATGCAACTCAATGAGTCAGAATGCCGCGCGCTAGAAGCCCTCGTTGGTTACGGCGATGATGCGTTCATTAAGGCGTTCAAGGACAGCCTTGGCAAACACTACATTCGCGACCACGAAGCGGGACTGAGGTCAGTCTTCTCGAAAATCCGATCAACGGCAATTCCAGCGCTGAGACGTGTGGACGATACTCGTCGCGTTATCGCTAAAGCCGATGGAGCAGAAAGATGAGTAAATCAGATGAGCCCGTAACCGTGTCCGTGTCCTCGGATGCTGCGCATCCTGCGAGCCGAGAATGTGGGCGATGCTGCCGGTATTTTGATGTTGACCCTGACTACCCCAAAACGGGTGACTGCCGTGCGACATGTGACCAAACCGTTGAACGGAAACTGAGCAAAGCCGAAAAGCTAGACAAGCCGAACAGCCCTGACAGCATCCGGGTGCCTATTTCCCGCATCATTTCAGAGCCTCTGCCCGGTGGCGGATTTGTTTCAAAATTTCGCGGCCACGAAACGGATATCGGCAAACCCTGCCCCTACCGTGGCCCTTATCATTACCCGCAAGACCGTTTCCACCCAGCGCATGCGGACCACCCCGAGCAAGGCGAGGCTCACAGGTAACCATGGCTGCTGCGCAATCCACTCCTCAGCAACACGTAATCGAACGCTACATTCGTGCGGTGCGTAAGGCTGGCGTGGAGATTGGCGCCGTGGAAATCAAACCAGATGGAAGTGTGATGATTTTGACACCCGACCAGTTGGCGGTATCGTGCGATCCGTTCGAGGCTTGGGAGAAGAACAAGGATGGTGGCCGTGCAGCTTAAAGGCGTCCACAAGGTCACAACAACGCGCGGCGATGGCAAAACGACCGTTTATTACTATGCGTGGCGGGGTGGACCGCGCCTAAAAGGACTTCCCGGAAGCACCGAATTTATTGCCAGCCATGCCGAGGCGATCAATGGCCGGTCCCTTCCCAACCCCAAATCCTTCTCCGCACTGATCGTCGCCTACAAGGCATCGCAGGATTACCAAGGTCTCAATCCGGCAACACGCAAGAATTATGGGCGATACCTCGACATGATCCGCGAAGAGTTTGGGGCTGCACCCCTCGCTGTAATGGATGACAAGAGAATGCGCCGCCACGTAAAGGCTTGGCGCGATGCAATGGCCGCCAACCCACGCAAGGCGGACATGGCCGCTGCCATCCTGCGCCGAGTCCTGTCGTTTGGCGTCGATAACGGCGACATGACGATGAATGTCGCATCGCGCCTGAAGCGCTTGCACAAGTCAGATCGATCAAAGGAAATATGGGAGCCCCAAGAGATTGAGGCTTTTTGCGCGCACGCATCCCCAGCCCTCCAACGCGCAATGCATCTCGCGCGATTTACCGGCCTGCGCAGAGGCGATCTGGTCCACCTTCCATGGTCAGCATTTCATGGCACACATATTGACTGGACAACATCCAAGCGCGGACGGCGCGTAATCGTGCCGCTCACGCCCGCAGCGCGCGCGCTGATAGCGGCAACGCCTAAACTAGGCCCGACACTGCTCACAGGCCAGAAAGGCCGCCCATGGACGCCTGATGGGCTTTCTACGGTCGAAGGAAAGGCACGGCGCAAAGCCGGTGTGTCAAAACGCTGGCATGATTTGAGGGGAAATGCTGCAACGGAGCTGGCCCTTGCCGGGCTTGATGACCGCGAAATTGCCGAAATTATCGGCTGGTCTGTCTCTGACATCGCAAATATTCGCAGGCTTTATGTGGATCGCGAGACCATAATCTCGGCAGCGATAGCCCGCTTAAACCGGAACGAATCCGGGACATCGGTGTAAAAAATGTGTAAAAAGCACTTGGTTGGCAGGCGCCGATTTCCGCTAAGTCACTGAAAAGGATGGTGAGCCGGCAGGGGTTCGAACCCTGGACCTATTGATTAAAAGTCAGGCCGCTTTCTATATATAATAGTGCGTTACCTGTAAAAACCCGAAAACACGGCCTTTGATTCTAAAAGAGCATTCCGGACGATGTAAAAAATTGGGGGTGGTTTTACGCCCGTTCAACTCAGCCTCGGGCAGCCATGAGCGACACGCCAAGCCACTCGCCTACCATCCACGCTTTCGAGTTGAACTGCTACCGCTGCCAGCGCCAAGCGTTCGCCGACGTCAAGGCCATGCCCGACGATTGGGCGCGCAATCTGTCAGAGTGGGAAGTCCATTGCGCAAACAAATTGCGTCGCCGCGCCGTGTGTGAACGCTGCCGGAAGCCGCTCGACGTGACGCCGCGCTGGACGGACGTAATGGGGCAGATCACAAGGCCGAAGGTCTAATCTGCCTGAGCGCAATTCTCCTGCGCGATTGCAACAATTTCCCATCCTCGCTGGCCCCACTTTGTCAGTCGATCAACCCACGCATCGGCGCGCGCTTGTGCGAAGATCAGTTCCTCATAATTGGGATCGATGTCACGGTTGGGCTGCGGATACCCCGCCCCGTCCGGCAATACCGGGGCTGGCTGAATCGGCGCGCAGATCAGGGGGCTGGGTGCAGGCGGATCAGGTTGATCAATTCTCGCCCATCGCGGGATGGTCTCGCAGCCCGCCAGGAGGACGGATAGCGCGGCCACCATTGGGCTGAACATTCGATATTTCATTGTCTGTACCTCCAAGGGCATTGCGCAGCGCCGCCTCATACACGGCGGTTACGGAGGCGATTTCTGCCTCACAGGACTGACGGCCATTACTGACGGCTTCGATGGCTGTTTGGTTCTCGTCTTTACGGATCATCTCGCTCGCATCAAACGCTTCGGCCTGACCGGCAGCTGCGGCCCGCGCCGTTTGAAGATCATCGCGCAGCGACAAATAGGACGGGATCAGCCAGGGCACGCCGAGAAACAATAGCCACAGGATGCCGGCGAACGCGCCGACAGCGGCAGACAAGAGATATCGGGTCATGGCCGCACCTCTTCTGTCGCCAGCCAATGCGCCACATCGAAGGACGGGCAGGCCTTGGCGACACCGGGTGCATCCCGGTGGCCCACTATGTCGGCCTCGGTAAGACCATAGGTCGCCTTCATGACAATCAGGAACAACCGCAGGCCACGCATCTGGGCGGCGGTAAAGTTGGCCTCGGGAGTTTTGCCATCGGCGGCGACACCGCCCGCCAGGCAAATCCCGATGCTGTCGCGATTGTGGTTCAGGACATGAGCGCCGATCAGTGCAACGGGACGCCCGGCTTCTATTGTGCCATCACGCGGCAAGACGAAGTGATAGCCAATATCAGACCAACCCCGGCCCTGTGGCTTTGGATCGGTGTGCCAGCGGTGAATGAGCGCCGCGTCCACATACATATCCGCCGGCGTCGCCGAGCAATGGATGAAAATGCGCTTTATGGGCCTCATGGCACCACTCCTGTTCGGGCAAGAAAAAGCCCGCTCAAAGGCGGGCAGGAGAAAGAGATGGCAAACGGCGCTCGGAGGCCTAGTTGCGTGGGCGCCCGATGCATATACTTTGTAGATGGCCCGAAAAGCGGAACGCAGAATACTCAGGAGAATTTGGCTGGGCGGATCGACAGCGCTGTCGGCCTTATCGTTTCTCAGTATCGCCGATGGTGTGCTTTTGGCGGAACAATTCCTAACCGAGTGGGTAATCGTCCGCTACCAGACGATCCGCGATGCGGTCGTTGGATGGCTTGGCATCCCTCTCACGTCTATTCAGATCGACTCCGGTATTATCATGGCCACCATGCTCTTGCTGAGCTGGCGGCTGGCCGATGACAAACTTCTTCATCATCGAGCTGACGGCGTTTTTGGACATACCTGGGCCATCTTAATCGCTGGTTCGATTATACTTTTTATTCCGTGGTGGCTTATCCAAAGTGAAAACATGGATCCAGCAAGCCTAATTTGGTTATTGATTGGAGCTACCTTAATGCCATCGACATTTGCTTTTATAGTGATGCCAATAAGGGCTCACTTTGTGAATCGCCACCATCTGGACCGGTGGGCGGACCGACGAAAAAGAGCCGTAGTGACCTTATATCTTCTTGTACCAGTCGGCGTCGTGACCACCCTTTTTTTGATCGACTGGAGTATCGCCAGATATCTATCTCTACACGCCTAAGTCATGATCCTTTTTCATTCGCCGGTATTCGCGCCGCGCGCGAGCAATCGACCACAGCACAAACCCGCCCGCCGTATGGACCGCCATGGCCGAGGTGTCAGAGCCAAGGGCCAACGGCGCATCGTGAGACATCGCATAGGCGAGCAGAGCCATGACACCGATCACGGCCACAGCACCGATCAAAGCCAGCGCATTGCCCGGGCTATAGAACAGGGTCAGCCAGGCCGCACAAATGAAGCAGATCGCGGTGAAGACCGCCATGCGGCCCGGCACAGGCGTGTTTTCATAATACCAGGGCTTCATCAAAAGCGTGTCGATGCCGAGCCACCAGCCAAACAAATCCTGGCCGAGCGTTGCGGCAGCAATCACTACCACGCCCACAGCCAGCCATTTGGACAGGCGCGGGATTCGACACAGACCCGACACACCCAACATCGCCATACAGATTGCCGTATTCATCTGCATCGGCGCCGCGCCGGGGATGACCCGAACACCCGGTTCATAATGCGCAAACCAAGAGACGATCACCGCCAACCCCATTCCGGTCACAAGCGAATAACTAATCAGCGCAATCCAGCGCCAGCCGGGATCAAGACGGGTCATTATCACCTCCTTGCGGCGGCGTTGGTGGCGCAGGCGGAGCACCCCGACCAACACGATCGAGAAGCGACAAGCCCAGCCGATCCATGAGGCGCGGCGTGTATTTGTCGCCAAATCCGATTAGTCCACCGACCAGCGCCAGCGACAGAACGCCGACCAGAAAATTGACCCCTGCCACCGACTTGTCCGACTTGATGGCGTCGGGCAACAATTCGGCCAGGGCGGGGCCGAAATAATAGGTCACAACCGCACCGATCAGGACCGCCGCCCACAGGCTCACCGGATTGACCTGTTTGCTCGGATACATGCGTACGACCAGCACGCCCATGACGCCGGCTAGAATCGCGCCGGCGCCTTCGAGAATTGCCGACAGCAATTCAGGGGAGATACGTTGGGGCATCGCCAAAACTCCATTTCAGGCATAAAAAAACCCGCACGAGGCGGGCGATTGAGGACAATGACGTTTGAGATCAACCTTGCCCGAACACGCACTCAAGCCATTCCGGTCCGCCGGGGCAAAACCGGAAAGAGCCGTCGGGATTCTCGATCACCGTGACCACATTCGGATCACACATTTCGGGATAGGGCGCATCCGGGCATGTGTCCCAATGACCGTCAGCCGCATCGCAATCGCGCGACCACGGCATCAGATGGCAGATATTCGGCGCAGGTGCCGGGTCCGGCAAAGGCTCGGATGGCGGCGACCAGTGCGGCGACGCTTGCGCTAGCGCCACCGCCGCGATGATTTTGAACATCACCGCCTTAAGCTGGATCTGAACCGGTGAGTGTGAAGGCACCAATTGCGAGTTCGAATGTGTCGTCCGCTGCCGCCAATACCTGGCGTACTGACAACATCGCCCAGCCGACCGTGTTACCGGCACTGGCAGCATCGTTCAGCAGGACGTGCGTGGCATTCAACGCCGCCGAGGCCGTCCAAGTAATCGCCGCGTCATTAGCCAAAGCGCCAGCCGATGCAGCGCCGAGTGTGGCATTGACGGCCTGACGTCCCTCATCGGTATCACTCGACACCTCGCCGTCACCGGCCATGGTTGCCACTGACCAACTGGCCACCGCCGAAGTTTCAGAAACAGCCAGACCGGAAGCTGTTGGGTCACGCATGAATACGATTACCGCAGCGCCATCGCCCGCGACCGCGATCACATCAGCGTTGGCGACCGTGCCGGTGCCGTATTTGGTGCCTTCGCCTGATGCACCATTGATGGCAGCAACCAGATTGCCAGCAGTCTCGACGGCATCAGATCCGATGTCGATTTCATCGGCAGACGATGGCGATGCTTTCAGCGTGTAGGTTTTGGCACCAATGACGATGGTTTCATCAGCCGAGCCAGCCCCGCCAAAGGTCAGAACGGAGGTGTCGGCTTCGAATGGCACGTAATACCAGCCGAGCCCTTCAATTTGATCGAGGACCGCGTGACGGCCAGTTTCAGTTAAAACGCCCATGCTCATTCTCCTTTATGGGGTTTGGATTTGATTTCCTCGCGCTCTATCTCGCGCTCAATTTCGGATTTGCGGAATTCTCGTTTAGCAACCTGACGAACCGAGTGGCGTTCCAGCAGTGATCGCTTGATCAGGTGCTTGTTGTCGGCAAGGACGCGGATCGGCAAGATGTAGGTTTCACCGTCATCGAGCGGAATTGGATCGAGACCTGTGGTATCGGAAGTCTTGCCTCGGATCGCCGCTGCTTGCGCTTTGTTCATGGTTATAAATCTGGTCATCATGCCGCCTTATAAGCTTCAAACAGGGTTGTAAGATCAGCGTGTTTGGCTTCCGGCATCGACGCGCCAACCATACAAATATCGAACGCGCCGTCCGAATGATCCCCTGCCGAAGCGGCTCCACCAAAACTTTGGTTCTGCGCCAGAATATATAAGGACTCGTCCAGCAGTCCGCCCGATGCATCTGTGTCAGTGTTGATAGATACACCATCAACAAAAGCTTCAATGGCGTTCGAAGCTGTGCGGTTTCCCGCGATCAAGCCAATTGGCACGACGTTGGCGAGGTCGACGCGCCCTGCTGAATTGAGGTACGCTCGGGCATTATCGGTCCCAACCGGCCACGTTGCGATTCTAGTTCGATACGTTCCCGCCGAATCATATGCGCTGACCAATGATCTTGCCGCTGTGGACCTTTGCGTCGATCCGATAATTATGGAGCAATCGTTTTGCGTGTAATTCACGCCGTCATCTGCCGGATCAAATTGAGTATCGAGGTATGCAGTCGAACCATCGCCTTTATAGTCCTGCCACGCAGTGAAGGTTGGTGAGTTGTATGCTACTAATGCGCGGCCTGATACGGATGGTGCCTTCCAGTCAATCTTCGCCATTTGTTCGTCTTTGGCGTAAGTGACCCAAATTCGATCCATCTCATCCCAAATTTCATCTGACTTCATGCCGTCGACGAAGGTGACGATCTTTGCCTCCTGCGCGCTGGTGATCCCGGACACGACTGCGTCAATGATTGCCTGCGCATCGGGATCAACCGTATTCATACTGATCATCGGGATCGCAAACACTGTACTGATTCCACCACTGGCTTGCGCCGATGCTTTCGGTGCTGGCGAGCCGAGCGCGTTGACCAGGTCTATGCTGCCTGATGCAGCCCCAGACCGTTGCGGAATCGGTGCGCCCGTCGCTGTAACCAGTTCGATTGCACCGACCGCCCTCTTTGTCGCCTTGGGTGCTGGCGCGCCTAGCGCGAATGCCATTCCGAGCGTCGCAGCGACCTTCTTGAGATACGGAGTAGCCGATTCCTGCGCGTAGGCGTCCCATCCCGTTGCCGTGCGTTTGAACGCCGCACCGATAGCCGCTCCAGTCAATTCCAGGTCATTGACCACGCCGTCAAAGGCTTCGCCGTCGCCAGACACCGTGACCTTTGACGCGGGCCATTCGGTGTCAGGGTCGAGCAAGATCACCCATGCGCCCTCTGCAATGGCTGGGCTGAGCGTGACGGTCACGCCACCAGACACCGGATAAACGGTATTGGCCGACGCCGTGAAGGCGATTGTCTGTTCAGTCGCGAGGGTGAGCCCGTCGCCGCTGCCAAGTTGGATGAGATCGGAGAGTTTGATTGCCATTATGCTGCCTCCGCCAATGGCGCAGAGGCAGTGACATTCCAGCCCCGGCTTGCGTTGATATAGGTGAAGGTGATCTCGACGCCGTTGACGTCCGCTTCAAAATCATCGGCCACGCCGTTGATAGGCTCGCCATTTCGATCAAACGTCAAAGCCGTTGTAGCAAAATTCCATGTCGCGTCGATGAATCGGCACAACGCACCGCTAGAGGGGCTTGCAGGTAGAGTCACAGTGAAGGCACCGCCCGTCGTGTCGCACGGCTCCACCTTGCCTGCTGTAGCGGTGAAGTTGGCCGTACGTAGTGCCGATTCAGCCTGCGCGAAGCCAGCGGCTCCAGGAGGTCCAGGCTCGCCAACTAGCGACGCCAGCCATGCCGTCTTATTGCCGACAAAACCTTCATCGACAGCGACCGTGAACGCACTATCGCCTTGCGGTCCTACAGGTGCCGCATAGAGCGGTTCGGTGCGGATATAGGCGTGCAGGATGATGGTCGGCTGGACGTTGGAAGACTGGCGCGCGGCAGTGAAAATACCATTCCCAGGTTCGACGCCGATGCCGTCAATAAAGGTGGTGATTTCTATATTGGCCCCGGTTGCGGCAGGGCTTCTATCTCCCGTTCTTGATATCGCGCGGCGATCCGCGCCGCCGGTCGCCCCGACCGTCGCGCCGTCGGCACTGGTCACGGTGCCGTCGATGCCAGTGGGTTTCAGGCGAGTGGCGGTCGCCTCCTTGCCCGCAATGACCCTGCCTCCAACGTCCGGCACCTTGGGATCGCTGCCGGACTGGCCGAACGGATAGCTGGCGTCGATCAGGGTCTGGCGAAGTGAGCCACCCTCGCCGGTTTCTAACGCCTGACCGTTGGCCTCAATCCAATCACCAGTGGGCGCGACGGCAAAAAATGCTACCTCGCCCAATGGGGAAATGGCGTCACCCTGAATCTCAAATAAATTTGTCCAACTCGGATCACCGACATATCGCCATTGCATGTGCGTCGGCGTCGATTGCAGCTCGACTTCGCGGCCCGCATCGCCCTGAAACGGAATGGCGGCTGACCAGTTGCCGCTTGCGCCCTCGCGCACGTAAAGAACGGCAGGACCGCCGCCGCCGTCCTCGCCATTCGTAGACAGGTAAACGAAGCCCACCGCCTCTGCGTCATAGGTGTCGCGCCCCGCGAAGGTGCCTGTTGCATCAAGTTGCAGCCCGTCACCCTGCTCACCCTTGTCGCCCTGCGGGATTTCAAAATCAAAAACCGCCTCTGATGATGATCCGCTGTTTTCAACCGTCGCATCGCTTCCCGGCTCGCTGGTCGTGACGTCGCCAACCGCGATTGTGGCTGCCGCACCAGCGTCCCCGCGCGGGATAGTGAAATGAAAAACGGCCTCGTTTTCGTTGCCGGAATTCGTGACTTCGGCATCCGTTCCGGGATTGCCTGTCGCGACTGCACCAACGGCAATTGTGGCCGCATCGCCCTTTTCACCCTGATAGACGCCGAGATCGACCCAGGTTGACCCGTTCCATCCGTAAAGCCGGTTTGGCGCATCGCCCACGCCTGCAACAGTGTAGAAATCCCCAGTTTTATTCCCTTCGGACGGCAGGCTTTCCACGTCCGCGACCGAACCCTTCGGGGTCATGCCCGCAAAATCAGCTATCAACCGAGCGAGACTCGGGAAGGAGTAGTTATTGCCCGCCGCATCTGTTACCGGATAAAGCCCATCACCACCGGGTCCGCCGTCCACTGCGCCCGCAAACACGTCGATGAATTCACGTAAAAATGTGTTAAGCGCGGTGATGGCTTCAGCGCTGAGGCGTGCGGCCGTGGCAACACTCGCGCCGCCTTGGACGAATTCATTGTAGAGCGGCAGAGCAGCCGCGATGAACGCGGCTTGATCGATGGCCCCAGTTTGAAAGTCATCCTGAATCGGCGCAATGGCCGTTAGGAACTCTTCATTGGTCAGCGCCATTGCAGCTTACTCCTTCGGTGTTTGGGTGACAGCCTCGGCCCCGGCGATCCGGGCGCGCGTCAGATCAATTTCGTGATTGATCGCCTCACGGCGCTCATCAATCCGGGCGCGCTCGGCCAACAGCGCCAATTCTTTGATCTTCCAGCTTTGAACCGGATTGGATTCAGCCTCGGCCTTGGCGGCTTTGGCTTTGGCCTTCGGCGCGGTCATGATTCAGCCTTTACGCCGCACACAGCGCGAGCGGAATCCGTGACGGACAGAATGTTACCCAGCACAATGTGCGCGCGGGCCTGCTTCTTGTCGGTCGTGTCGAGCCCTTGGCGAGCAGCCTCGATGGCTTTCAAATTCAGCGTGTCGCCGGTCAGCGCATCACGCGCCGCAATCATCGGATCGACTGTTTTCTTCTTGCTTGGCATTGAGGTTCCTTTCAGCATTCGTTAGCGAGTTCGGACGGCGTTCAGCGCCTCGATTCCAGGAAGAATTGTCAGACCGGGTTCGTCGTCGACGCGGCGCAAGTAGAGCCGGATAATCACATCATCGGGTAGATCGGCATCATCAAACGGGTTGACGAATTGCCCTCCGGCGAAAACCGGACGGGGCTCAACTGTGTCGACGGTTTCAATCGAAATGTAATCCGTGACCGCTGCGAATTTCGACTCATACAGCGTGACCTCACTGCCACCCCCATCGCGTTGCGCGGTGATCTTCCACTGGCCGAGCGTGTCGATGTAGGGCGACGTGGTATTGACCGCCGTAAAACGCGCCTGCACGAAAATCACACCATCAGGCTCAAGGTCCGATACGGTGACTTCAGCCCATTCCGCATAGCTTGTCGTGTAGGACGGTGCCGGATCGGTCTCTGTGAAGTCACTGGCTGCTTGGTAGACATAGCGGGCTGCAATCGCGCCGTCGTAATAAGCATTCTTGCCGTCTGACCACATGGTCGCATTGGCTTTGGTCTCAGCGCCAGCGGAGACTTCGTCGCCGAACCACATGACGAGTTCGTCCGACCCAAAACCGGACCCGACCGAAAATACGCCGAGCGACCCAATAAAGCGCATCAGGCTTTCAGCCGGATAGATTTCGACAGTTTCGCCGAACACCGCTTTACCAGACGTGCCGTCTATAGTGATCGGGTTCCACTCATCGCCCTCTGCGGTGAGGGACTGCATCTTGAACGCGGCTGCGCTGATGATGAATTCTTGTGTATAGCCATCTATTTCAATACCGGTGATCACGCCATCGACATTCACTTCCAGCGCTGCCCGCGCCTCCTGATCGCCAATCGCGGAGAACAGCAGTGATATGCTTGTGGTGTGATCTCCCGTTGTCACAGACAGGCCATCAAAGATGGTCGCCATCGTGCCGCGAGAGCCGGATTCAACCGTGTCTTCGTTTATGACCCACGCCGTGCCGCCGCCATTTTCCGCGCCTAACAGAGTGAAATAGTCTCCGTAGGAATCGGAGGCGGTAGACAGAAGGTTTATATCACTAATGAAGATAGCGTTCTGGTCGTCTACTTCCGTAGTCAGCGCCAGGCGCGCCGCCGCCTCGGCAGCATCGCCGGAAACCCGAAGTGCAACCTCGTCGATAATCGCGGCGGCGTTGTCGTCAACCTCACCAGCCAGAACCAGCCGCGCCGAAGCCTCGACCGCATCAGCAGTGATCCGGGCTGCTTCCTCGTTGACGATGGCGACACCGACAGGCTCGCCGTCGAGATAACCAAGCGTTTCGAGATAACGCTGAACAGAAGACCATCCGGCACCCTGCCGGAACACAGCGTCAGAGAGGCTTTCGAAGTCGTCGAATATTTCGGCCGCAGTGCGCCCTCCGACATTGCGGGTGTCGCTTGACATGAAAATCTCGTCGGCCTGGACATCGCTAACTGTAACCCAATCGGACGGATCGCCCCGCACGGTTCGAAAGCGCGCGCGGAAATCATACCGACCGAGTGGTTCAATTCCGCGAATCTCCTTGCGCGGATTGGACGCCGCCGTTGATCCGGCATCCGCCCACACCCCGGTACCGGTTGGCGCGATCTCGATGTCCATTGTCGCCATAAGCGGATCGGTATTGGCATCCGCCGTCACGAGAAATCCGGGCATGCCTACATCATTGGCATCGACGAAAGCATATTTGGCAACGGCCAGATTATGGGGGTCAGGAATGAACGCCGCCGGCGACAGCGCCGCTTTGACCAGGGGCGTGGACAGCTTTCCGTCTTCGCCGACTGCGATCAGCTGGACATCGATGTCGCGGGTTGGATCGGCCAGAGGGATAACCACCTGGCGCGACGCCGCCTCAATCGGGGGCAAGGGCGTGTAAGCGACGTCCGCGCCGATCGGTGGCGATTCTCGCCAGGACACCAATGTGCGGATGGCCGGGTTTTCCGCCGTCGACGGATAGCGGAAATCGAGCGCCAGACCCGTTGAACTGGCCGCCGCGTCAACAAAGATGGGCGTGGGGGGATTGGGCCGATATCCACGGATGACCGTGGAGCTAAACGATGGCGGTGCTCCGGCATCGGCCAGGCGGCTTTCGGCATACGGTACGCCGACAATGCGCATGCCATCATCGCCGACCGTGTCGCGATGCAGGACCAACAGATCGAGCGTTTCGTTAAACAGCTCTCCGAAAAAGACTTCATCGCCTACCGCCGGCGCATCGGCCGGATCCGTCGGTGTTGGAAGCGCGATCCGTTTTGAATGGCCGACGACCGTCGAAACGGTCAGCGAGTCCGCGATTTCATAGACGGCCGCGTCGTCGCCCGGATCCTCATCCGGATCCTGAATGACGGATTTCCAGCGAATTCCATAGCTCTCGCCGGATTCCATTTCCACGACTTCATCAAGGGAAATCGCTGTGACATCGCCCGACCCATCAATCTCGACCGCGCGGACACGACCGGCACGCGACCCGGCCAGCGGCACATCATGACTGAACAGGAAGCGCTCACCGAGCGTGACGCCGGGAATATCCGCGTCGACCTCGATCTCATGAGCCTCACCACCCTGCGCCAGGGCCGAGAGAAGATGAAACACACCCTCGGTAAAGATCTCATCCGGGCGGACCTTCCCGGGCAGTTCGACCGTCTCAATATTGGTGGCATTGGCCGCGTTATATCCCGGCGCATAAATGATGCGCTCGTCGGGCATATAGCCCTCATCCTCATTATTGAACGGGATTCGGATAGCGTGAAGCGCGCCTGGGAATGACAAGCGCCCGCGATAGGACCTGCAGGAGCGACCGGAGATGGCCTGGCGGATCGGCTTTTCCGCATCGATCGCGATCGATAATTGCGGCCCATCCCAGAACGGCCCGGCCCGGCCGGTCGATGCGACCAGGCGCAACACCTCATCAACCGTCGTGGGATAATCGACGATGTGATCGCATTTCAGATCATTGGTGTCGCAGAAACTCCACCAGGAGGCCAGCTTGTTCCATTTCAGGCGTGATCCGCCTTGTGGACGTGCATTGGCCGTGCCGGTCGCAACCTCGATAAACAGATCAGCCGGATTGCGCGAAACGCCCTTATTGTCACCGGGCCAGCCCGTTCCGTTGAAGCGATCGACGACGGACTCTACGATCCCATTCAAATCGTCCAGCACGCCGTTGAAGTTTTCCGACGCGCGGACAACGCCGGCGGTCAGGGCTATATTGTCTATCAAAACGGGGGGATTGGCTTCGATCGAGCGCAGGATCGACCATTTGGCGGTGTCGCGAATACCGCTGTCGGAATCCGCATCGGCCGTCACGCGCGTAATCTCGACAACATAGCCATGTTCGGCGACCGGCACGGCCCATCGCGTGTTGGCGCGAAAGGGCTTGATGTCGGCCCGGGTTATCGACCAATTGCCGTCCTGGGCGCCAGGATGGGCGGGATTGAGGCCGTCATACCAGTCATCGATCGTGATCCCGAAATCACCGAGATTAAGGCGTTCGCCGCCAAGGCCGACAGCCGTGGAATTTGCCCCGTCAACATTGGGGCGGATGGTATACCAGTCGCCAATTGGATCGCCGCCGGAATCGGCCTGGGCATAGCGCACCGAAAAAAGAACGGTCCGCGCACGCTTATCACCGCTCGTCAGATCTATGTCGACCAGGCCTTGGCCAAAATCGACATCGATAGAGATTTCCGCCGCGTCGGCATGGGTCACCGCGCGGACCGCGCCGCCCGATTGTGTCAACACCGTACCGACATCGTCTTCGTGAAGCGCGCGCGGATACAGAGTCAGCGGTATGTCGTCAGGAAACCCAAGCGCGTGTTCAATCTCGACACCATCGAGATTATCCAGCGGCGTGTCGCCGGTTTTCAGATCGGAGATCGCGATCGGGCCAACGCCCCAGCACAAAAGAAAACGCAACCAGATTTCATCGCCGCGCGTTTCGGTCGAATATATCGCGCCCAGTGGCGGCACCATGCGCCGTTTGCCAAGCACTTTGGGCACGGGCTGACCGAGCAGAATGCGGTTACGGGCTGCCTGCAGATACCAGGTCGGCGAAGCGTTCAGGCCATTAACGCCGTTGACACTGCCCTGGGGCGGGGGCGCGATGGCGTTGATGGCATAGCCGCCAATGATGGACGCGCCAGCGGCCAGTAAGGCCCCAGACACAGATCCGGCGCCAAACAGACCACCGATCGCCAGCGCGCCACCGCCGATCCAAACCGTTAGCGCGACCAGGGCGATCGACAGGATCAGGCGTAGCGGATCCGACCCGCCCTCGCCGCCCGTGTCCGCCGGACGCACGCCGATTTCGACCAGAGCGCCTTCTGCCGGCAGCGTCCGTGCCCAGTCGCCGCGCGCAATTTCAATCCCGTCGACCCGCACGACAGCGACTTGCGCCAGAACCGGGTCAAGATTGTCCTCAACCAGTTGCGCGACGCTGCGCCCGACCGGCGCATAATCGACGTCCGACACACCGACCAGGGGCCGCCGGCACGTCGAGACCATATAGGCATCGCGCAGGGTTGGCGGCTGGACGGCCGCGCGCACATCAATGGGGGACATAAAAACCCTCAATCCGCTTCGACCAGGCGGGACTGGTTAAGTCTTCAAGCAACACACCGGTTGTGCGTGTCGTATGGATGAAATTCGCTTCATCGACGGCCAGGCCGATATGAATCGGATAGCCGCCCAGATGAAACACGATCAGCGCAAAGGGCTCGGCCGCTTCGATGGATCGATATCCCGAGCGGCCCTGGTCGACGCATTCGGTCAGATGATCACGCGCCGCCGGCCCGGTTTCAGTGTATGGCAGGGCCGGCGGCAATTCGCGGCCTCGCTCTACGCGCCAGATCAGTTGGCACAGACCAAAACAATCCGCGCCATCAAAGCCGGACCGGGTTTTGATGTGCGGAATGGCGAGATAACGCCGCGTCCAGTCCATATCAGACCAGGCCGGGAAAGGCGCTCAAGGTGAAGGTCTGGTAGGGATAGGGTTCGGTCGACAGATCCGGGACAGACAGCGCCCCGGTTACATCGCGCGCGCCGTAATCCCCGCTGGTAAAATCAAACCCGACATAACTTTCCTCGACGACGTCCGGATCGGCCAGATCGATCTTTTCCACCGACACTTGCGGCGGTTCAGCGGAAACGGCTTGCGCGGCACGCAATTGCGTGACGATGCTCTGATCGACATTCTGGATGGCCAGCATGGCCGAAGCGACCAAATCATCGCTTTGCGATGGCCGGCGGAACACGAAGGGATAAAGCGTAAAATCCTCGCCGCGCGAGTTGAGAATGACCGGCGCCGGCGCATCGGGATCAAACCCGACCGCCGCCGGTTCGGCATAAACGGCCCGGATCGTCTGGGCCAGGGCGGCATGCGTGATCGTGACCAGCCAGGCATAGACCTTGCCGGATTCTTCGGCCGCCTCGGCGGCGTGAAGCGCGTGGGTTGGCATAGTGTGTCAGTCCTCAAAAAACTCGATCGCGGCTGCGACGCGATAGCCGGACGCCACGCGCTCGGCTTCCCAGGGATTATCCGGATCAAAGCGCGCGCGACCTGCTGCGCCTGTGTCCGGCCGGGGCAGGCCGGTGAAGGCCAGGGCGCCATGAACCAAAGGGTGAGCAAAAAAGGACTGAAACAGCCCGAATTCGGCGTCGGTGAACTTGAACAGCCCGACAAGGCGAACGCCGTTCGCGTCGGAAATATTGCGCTGCGCGTTAAAGCCGGCGAGATCGCCGCGCTCGGTACCGCTGACGCGCGCATTGTTAAAACCGTCAAAGTCCATATCGGCATTGATCGCCGGCCAGACCGTTGTCGCCGCGCCGGCATCGGTCGCCGGCGGAGACCAGAACTCAATATCTTCAAACCCGACCTGGACGTCCGCGCCGGCACGCACAATTGCAAAGGCGTTCTGGGCATTAAAGCGCACCTTGCCATCAGCGCCGTCATGCGGACGCGGCAAATCCTCAAAAGCCAGATTGCCCTGCTGAAGATCATCGACCCAGAACGCTTCAAACAGCGCCAGCTCGGCTGCCGTCCAGGTAAAGCGCCCCGACACCAGCCAGGCCCCGCGCGCCGCGATCGCGCGAAACCGATCCGGGCCGCGCTCACGCGGCACGCGGCGAACCAGTCGCGGCGGTTTGATGCGATAACCCGCGCGGTCCATCGTCTTCCGGATGGACGGAAATTGTGGCGAGGCCATATCACAAACCGCCGCGCCGGGTCACAGACTTGCCCACACCGCGCGATTTGAGAATTTTTCCCAATTGTCCCTGACTGGCCGAGCGCGTGATCTGTTTGTCAAACATGACATCGATACTCACACTGCCATCGCCATTGCGCTGTGCGGTTGCCGATGCCTCCGTCCCCGCCGGCGCATTGTTCAAATTCACACTGATATCGCCCGGCGGCGGAGGTGGGCGCTTGTCTGACCGGCTAGCCGCAAACGCGGCATCCGCCGCGTCACTGGAAAACAGCGGCGGCGCATCGGGACCGCCAAACTGGAAGTTAAACCCTCCATCGGCGCCGGCCGCTGCGGTTTGCGGAAACAATCCGCCCAGAAACCCCGACAGAGCCGAGGCCAGAGGGCCGATAATGGCTTGCTGAACCGCCAATTCCAGCAGGCCCGCGACCAGGTTTTCGAAAAAGCGTGAGGCCGCCTGCCCCGCATTGTCAAAATCGCGCACCAGATCAACCAGGCCGCGTGACATGTCGCCGAAGGCACCGACGGCGACATTGTCCAGCGCCCCGCGCAAATCGTCTGAATCGCGCATCAACTTGGCCAGCCCGGAAAAACCCTGGGCGTCGGCGTCCAGGGCCAGCAATTCGCGGTGATAATTGGCCAATTCCTGATTAGCCTTCGCCTGATGGATGGTCCCGGCCTCAACCAGAGTGTTGAGCTGTCGGCGGCGCTCGGCCATTGACCCCTCGACATCGATTACGCGGTTCATAATGTCGAGCTTCAGCTCTTCGAGCGCCAGTTGATCGGCGTTGGCTGCACTGCCCGCACGCATCGCCTCGGCGCGCGCCTGCAAGGCGGCTGTAGTCCGCTTGATTTCAGCTCCGGCCGCCGCCTCGGCCTCGGCAATAGAGGCCGCCCGCACAGCGCCGTCCGGCATCTGTTCGAGAAAGACCAAACGCTCACGCAGCGCCTCATTGACATCCTTGATGCGCTGCGCCGCTTCGGCCTCAACGGTGATATTACGCTCGGCAATCGCCGCCCAGGCCTGCGCAGCGGCGGTGGCCGCCTCGGCCGCATGGCGCTTGTCGCGCTCGGCTCGGCTTAGCTGGGATGTCGCATCGGCCAGGCCGAGCGTGACACGCTGCGCGGCGATGGCGCGGGCAATCCAGGCCTCGGTGATGCCAAGCGACGCGCGCTGTTCGTCAGTTAAACTGGCATAGTCTTCGCGAAGCTGGCGTGCCGCTTCGGCCAGGCGTTCAGCGGGTGTGCGCGCGGCCTGCATCGCAGCGGCCAGTCGCGTCTGTGCGGCCTGTTGATCGGCCAAAGTCGCCGTATCCGAACCCCCACCCGACGAGTCCGGGTCCGGCGTGATAATGGCCTGTTCGGGGTCGGCTAAAGGCCCGCGCCATTGAAATCCGTCCAGATAGGCGCGGCGAGCACGACGGCCCTGTTCGCGCATAATTTCTTCAAGACGGCCCAGATCGCGTTCAATCGATTGCGACAGCGCCAGGTTTGTTGGAAAGCGTTCCAGCAACTCCTGATTACTGGCAATGCGCGCCTGTAATTGTACGATGCGCCGTTCCAGGACGGCTTCGGTGCGCGCATCCAGACTTTGAAACCGGCCGAATGTATCGGCCATGTCGCGAGCAAAGCCGAGCTTAAAATCAGACCACATCCGCGCGAGCGGCAGCAATTCGCCGCGCATGGCCACGTTCGTTCGCTCAATCTGGCGTTCGACCAGCGCGATCTGGCGTTCCAGCTCGGCAAAGCGTTCGATATCGGCGTCGCTCAACTCCTGGGTCAGACCCGTCAGCTGGGTGCGAATATCAGCGATGCCGGCCGCGCCCTGCGCCAGAAGAGGCGCGGCATCGCGCAAGCCCATCTTGTCCGCGATCGACAAGCGCAGATCCGGGTCATCAATCTCGGCCAGGCGATCAACCACCAGGGTCAGCAAATCCCCGGTTTCGACCAGGCCTTCGCGGACATCATCATCGAGACCCAGCAAAGCCAGACCCTCGCGGGCCTCGCCGGTGCCGAAACCGCGAAACTCGCCAATCCGCTTGTAAAATTCCTCAATGGTTCGGTCCGCAGAGGCCAATTCTCCGCCCGCCAAGGCGATGGCATCGCGCCATTCCAGCATGCGCAACGCCGACACGCCGGACGCGTCGGATATACGCTGCAGATCATCGGCAAATGCACCGGCCTGGCGGGCATCCTTGACCGCATTAAACAAACCGATCGCGGCAGCCGTCACAACGCCAAGCGTGACCGCAACGGCCGCGCCGATCGGGCCGAGCGATTGCAGTATGCGGCCGAACGGGCCGAGCTGGTTCGTCAGCTGCGACACGCCACCCTTGAGCTCGCCAACCGTGACATCAACCGCTTTGAGATTGTCATTGGCCGGACGCGAAGCGCGCGTCATCTTGTCAAACACAGCCTCGGAGTCCGGCCCTAGCGCCTTGAACTGGCGACGCCATTTTTCCTGATCACGCGTGTCATAGCGCATGATCGTGGCGTTAATCGTGCGTGAAGCCATGGAAAATATCGCCTAGCTGTTATCCGGTCTGCGAACACCGGCCAGCAAGCCCGCCTCCGCATAGGGAAGCAGGGCCAGGCAGGCGCCGCGATCGGCATGAGGGGGAAGGCGCGCCAGCAGATCGGCTGTCGCCAACCCACCCACACCGCCAAAATGGTATTTCCAGACGCCCGGCTGAACGGCCAGATCGGCCATCAGAACACCTTCGATAGTTTGTGGCGCTGACTCCTGCTCGGGGCAACGAACGTCCTTTAGTCCCCGGCCTCCGGGCTGGGCGCATCCATCGCCCCTGAGTTTGCAGTCTGCGCAGATCCGGCCGCCTTCGCGGATTCGCCATTCGACGACGGCCCTGATCCGTTTCCCTCTTGCATCACTCCATTGGCCCGGCGCTGTGTTTCGCGTCGCCAGGTCGATTCCGCATACGCATTGGCCATAAAGGCCCCGACATGAATATCAATGCTGGCATCAAGCGGCGTTTTCGCGTTGTTGGCGTGCAAACCATCGAATTCCAGAATCAAGGCTCGCGCCAATGCCTTGCGCGTCAGATCATCGAGCGCAGCCGCAGACGCCGCTGCGACGCCAAGCTTCAGCAAAGGCCCATAACCCAGATCGCGCAACGCTCCTTCCATGCGCGCACGCCAAACCTCTTCAAGTTCCTGTTCGCCCTTGATCGGCAAAGCCAAGACGGCCGATGTTTTGGCCGCCATTTGCGCCGCATTTGACCAGGGATAAGTTTTGACACGCGGCACCGCGCCGGTTTTTGCATCGGCAAGCCCCGGCAGGTCGATCCAGAATGCTTCGGTATCAACCTGCGTATGAAGAAGTGTCATCAGGCTGTCTCCACGCCGGCCGCATAGCTGGCAATGGAATTGGTCAGGGTTGCGGTGATCATGGGCGCGGCAGCGGTCTGCTCACAACGGAAGCGGTAGCGTTCCGAACGCACCCCCGCCGATTGAATACCGCGCTCTGCCGGGATCAGGCGCAGACCGGCGACCGCCATCACCAGCTTGTTATTGGTACTGACCGCCGGGTCAAACCGCCATTCAAACTCCCACGGATCCACGCCGCCCGCCGTGTGAGCGGCGCGCGCCAGATCATAGAAAGTGTCATCGATGACGCGCAATTCGAGATCGCCGGTAAAGCTGCTTTCATCGGCATCAAATCCCGAAGCCAGCTTGGTATCAACCTTGGCAAAGCGGTTTTCGACGAGCTTGCGTTCAAAAACCGATGATCCGCCCAGAACACGCGCGACCTCGGTGCCATCATATCGAATGCCGCACACCGAGCCCGGCGCCTGAACCTGCGCCAATTCGGAAATAGGCGTACCGATATCGACCGAGGCATCCTTGGTGATATCTACCGCCATGCCGGAGAATTTCACCGGCCGGAACCCGGCCTCCTGACCGAAGGCGATTTCCATCCGGCTGGCGGCAAATGAATTCATCACGCGATGTCCCGACGCCTCGGCCCAAACCAGCGTGGCCGCGCGAACATCACCATCGCCCGATGTGAAGGTGTGGGTGTAGGGCCCCGCACCGGCGTCGACATGATCGCCGAAGATATCGCGCAGCCAATAACCCATGGCATTAAAGCATAGCGGCACAGACAGGCCCGATACCTTGCCGTCGATCAGGCCTTCAGCCGGGGCCTGCGCATCGCGCGAATTATTGAGCCCGTGATTGACCTGCGGGTTATCGACCAGAGGGTGATTGCGCTCGGGGTCAAACGGAATGTTGTAAGCGACCGGAACATAATCGCCCGCCGCAACAGTGCCATGAGCCAGCTGGCCCAGGCGGTGCATGATGGCCTGACGGCCGGTGTGATTGGACATGGGGCATTTCCCTTTTTAGCGACAAATGAACAGGCGTTTCAGCCCTGCGCGATCGCAAGGTCGCGCGGCTTGGCCTTGCGGCAGGGTAGCGCCTTGGCGGCACTGGGCGTGCGCTTGACGATCCGGCCCTTGGGGCCAATTCCGTCCACATCCTCGGTCAGCACATAGGGCGCGGTGACCTCCTTGCGCGGCGAAGCCTTAGCCTCACCTTGATCGTCCGCGGCGGGCGTAGAATTGGTTCTGGATTTATCGCTCATCTGAGCATCTCCTTATTTGGCCGGGTGGACCGGATTAGCCATTCGGCCGGGTGGACAGGAACATCACGGTCAGCGCGATGATCTGAAGATGCTCCGGCTCGGCATCAACCACAGCGTCGGTTTCGATCGTCAGATCACCGGGCTCCACGAGCCCCAAATAATCAGGCAACCAACACTGTTTTCCCACCGCGTCACCAATCGCCTCGCGGATCGCGTCAACCACGGCTTCACGCTCACTCGCGGACAGGGCTATTTTCTGAATGGCCACGGAAAAGTGGGCAGTGACCTCGCACAGGGTCATTACGGGGTATGGGTTTTTCACTACCCGACGCACCGACAGCATGACGCGAACGCCGTTCGTCGGTACGTCGAGGCTGGGATCGTCGCGCTCAACATTTGGCGCGCCCTCCACGCCCGCGATGGACGCTTCGACAAACGCCAACAAAGCGGCCCGCACGGTTTTGAGATCTGTGACGGCCTGGCTCATTACGCATTGTCTCCGCTGGCAAAATCCCGGCGCACCACATCGGTGAAGGCCCGAGCGAATACCTCAAAGCCGCGCGCCGCGATCTGATCCGACACGCCATCCAGGCCAAGCAATTTGCGGGTGCGTACTTCGGGCACAAGAATGAACATGACCACCGCAATCCGGCCTGCGAGACGGCTGTGCGATGTGCCATCGCGACGCCGGGTCACATTGGCCCGAAACTTTCCCGCCCGGGTCGTGCGGACATTGTCGGCAACCAAAAGCGAGGGCTTGCCACCCTTGCGATAAACAAAACGCAATCGCCCATACCGGTTTTCAACCGCTCCGATCAGAGCCGAGCGCCCCCGGCGAACGCGACCATCGCTGCCGATTACGCGCGGCGCGCGAATTTGCAGCGCCGCCTCAGTCGGAATGGCGAGAAACAGGCCAGACCGGGACCGGATGGTTTGAGCCTCGCGAAAGGCATCGATGATGTGCGGCGCATTGGTCCGCCAAACCACACTGGGCCCAAGCGATGTCTGGCCCCGACGATCGGGAAATACCTGATCACGGATCGTCTTGGCCAGTCTGGCCCCGAGCGCTCGGGACACATCGGCGCGATACGCCTCCTTGCCCCAGATCGCCAATTCATCGGCGGCGGCCATAGCCGCGCCTTCGAACAGGGCAATCGATTCATCAATAGCCAGCTGGTATTCGCCCGTCAGGGCGAGCCCCATCCCCTCGCCGTCCAATAGCTTTTCAACGCGGCGCGACACCATTAGCCGACGACCGAGACCGGCCCGGTCCATTCTCCGGCTTCAAGCTCCGGCGCGGCGGAGTATTGCAGCACCCGACCGGAATATTTGCCTTCGGTGGGCCGGATCTGCGCGCCGCGCTCTGGAGAGGCAATGACCGCATCGAGCAGGCTGGCAACAAGGCCCGACACGCGGCTTCGCCCCCCCGATCCGCCCATGTCATAAACCGCTGTCTTGTCATCGATGATGACGCGGCACGGCACAGCCTCACTGCCCGGCGGCGTGTATGACGCCGCATCGCCAAACTGATCGTAAATGACCGTGTCTGCACTGGCGATTTGGTCGTCAAATTTTGACATGGATTTTAAACCCGGACCAACCGGCCATCGTCCAGGAATGACGCGGCGCGGGTGTTTGACATGTGGATGATGTCACCGGGCGCACCCAGCTCACCACACCCATCACCATCCTGAATTTCGAACTGTCCGACACCCGATGCTGCGGCGGGCGCGGCTGTGGCTGGCGCAGACGCAGCTTCGACCGGGGGCGTCGTTTCTTCAGCTGATTCTGGCTGCTCGACCGGTTCGGATGCGGCCGGGTCTGTGTTAGCATCCAGCGCAGGCGCGTCGGCGACCGGTTCGGCAGTCGGCGACGCTTCTTCAGTTGATTCCGGCTGTTCGACCGGGTCGGATGCGGCTGGGTCTGTGTTGGCATCCAGCGCAGGCGCATCGGCGACAGCTTCGGCACTGGCCAGCAGGTCGTCATCGGACTCGGTTTGCGGCGATTGGGATTTCTTGTTGGTTGATTTGCGGGCCATGACGGGCCTCCTTTCGCTGATTTTGGTTGGCGTACTTATCGCTGACCGGGCTGAACGCGCGGCCAGTGAAAAGTACGCCGGGCCACGAGGACCCGGCGCATATGCCATGCGCGAACGACGTTCGCGTTAGTTGGACGTGAGAACCTTCACCAGCGCCCCGTAGGGCTGTTTGGCGATGGGCAGGATGTTCATTTCCGACCAGAGCTCAACGCCCTTGCCGTGCTTCATCAGTTCGGCAGACATGAAAATCGGAAGCGCAAATTGCTCCACGCCGTCTTCAAGGTCCATATCGGTGACGGACGGAACATCATTGACTTCGTCGAGCGTGTCCGCCGGGGCGCCAAAGGTGCTGAACAGATTCATCGTACCAGACGGAATGGCATGGCCTTCGTTGGCAGCGATGAAGCGTTCCGACCCTGTCGTCAGCGGTGCTGAACCCCGGTATTCGATGTAGGTGACACCGCCAAATGGGTTGAAGACCCGACCCGAAATACCACCGGTTTTCAGACGGTAGAATTCGCGCAATTCCTTCACATCTGGCGAGCTTTCATACAGTGCCTTGATCTTGGCGTGGTCGATCAGCTTGCCGAAGAATTCCGAACTGACAAAACACTCCACACCGGTCACAGACTCACCGAGAACATTGTCTTCGATGTGAGCGCGAAGCTCTTCGTCTTTTGCCCGAACATCGGTGCCCGCCGTCCCCAGAACAAAGTCGATTGACTTCTGGGTCACGCCAAAGTCCGTGAAGAGATTGGTCAAAGTGGTCCCATCACCATCCTTGACGATACCCTTCATCGCCGACATGCGAACATACTCAGCCGTGATCGCATGGCGGCGCGCTGCTTCATGCTCGCGCTTGGCAAGCTCACCAGGCAGATTCGCCGCGATTTCCTGTCCACCAACAACGATTTTGCGATCCTGCAAGTCGGACGCCAAAATCTGGTCCTCAACCGGAAAATGCGGAACCTGAAAGATTTTCATGTCCTGGCGGGAGCGCTTGGTCTTGGACCCCGGCGCGCCGCGTTCGGCAGCGGGAACCACTGTCAGTACACCGTTTTCATTGGTCACCTGAACAAATGTCGAAGTGATGGGTTCGAGCGGAAAGATATTCATGGCCGAGATCAGGCCATAACGCTTGGGGTATTTGCGAACCTCCTGGGTCATAGCCCGAGAGGTAAAGGGGAAGTTGAAGGCCATGTCGGCTCTCCTTGATTTTGGGCGGGCCGATCGCGGCCTGCATCCGAGGTGGGAAGATCCGGACCGGGGTCACCCGGCCCGGGCAGGCGTTAGATGCCGGTTTCGACCAGAATGCCGGCCGCCAGAAGCTCGGCGTCAATCGCCGCTTTCTGGTCGGTGGACGCACCTGTCGGATAGACAATCTCGTCGCGAAGCAAAGTTGCCGGCCCGCGCTTCTCAAAAAGCACCTTGCCGTCAGTGCCATCGGCGGCCGTGGCGGCCTTAATCGCAACTCCGGCTGTGCGGGCCGTACCGTCTACAGCTGTCAGACTGCGGGCGACCAGTTTGCCAGTGCCTTCACCGACCGTGACGGTCGCGGTGTCCCCAACGATAAAGTCAGCGGCACCATCGGCGATAGTGATGGCGAACTGGCCGTTATCGTATGCGACGGCGACAGTCAGATCCGCGAGGCGATTGCCGTTGGGGTCAAACACAGCGAATACACCGGCATCGGTAGCCGCTGTGATGCATTCAAGCGTATAGACACCCAGCTGGGCGCCGGCCTTCAGGGCAAGTCCGGACGCCGCGCCATCACCAGTATTGCCGCCGCCGGCCGCATAGACCGGAGTGCCAAAGACCGCTGCACCGAGAACTTCGCCAAAGGCGATTTCACGGGCCGCACCGTCACCGGCAAGCAATACGCCTTCGGCACGGCAATAGCTGGGGTTTGTTTCAAATTTGATGATGTCAGACGGGGCCTTAGGCGCCGTACCAGTCGATACCATGAGCGTCATAGCGCTCTCCTTTCATGGATGAGATGAGAACGGGGCAGGCCCGTCCAGGGCAATCCGGCCGGGTTAGCGGCGGTTGGCGGCCTTCATGGATGCAGCCAACGTGTCGTCGGCAGCATTGGCCGACTTGCGCCCCTTACTGGGTGACAGACCCTTGGGCGTGTTGTTGGCCGCGAGCGTGCGAAAAGCCGAGGCATCTCGCCCCGCCGAGTTTAGCGCGCGCAGTGCCGCGCCAAATTTCACATCACCGGCGGTGACATCGACGGCGAGCGAGGCACCGAGCGCCGCCTTGCCGTCACGCCCAGCAATGGCGGCGATTTTTCGGCCCGCATCGCCAAGCGCAGAGGGCTCAACATCATCGTCGTCTTCATCCGCGTCGGGGTCAGCGCCGTCATCAGCGTCCGGATCATCGCCCTCGGCGTCTGGATCGGGATCATCGCCCCCTTCGCCATCAGGATCGGGGGCATCACTTTCACTGTTCGGTGTGACACCGCCCGCCGTGGCGGTGATGCCATATTCAGCCAGTTCCGCAGCAGCGGCGGTGTCGCCATTGGCGGCTTTGGCCCGCAGCGCGGCGATTGTCGATTTGAGAGACATGGTCTCCTCCTTGTTACCGCCCGAGGTGGATGACATGCGCCGCGCAGGGCGCACCGACGCGGCGCGGGCGGTCGCCGCCGGTTCGGGTGTGGATGTCGAAGTGGAACGGGTTATCAATGCTTGTCCGGCGAGTTCGCGCACTGCGTCAAAAGCCTCGCGTTCTGTCAAAACAGCGTCGAGCAGGCCAGCGGCTTCCGGGTCGAGTGCGCCGCCGGCACCCGCTGTAAATGTTCGTGCGCCCCAATCGCGAACGGCGTTCGCGTCGAGATCGCGACCCTCGGCCACCGCTTCGAAAAAAAAGCGGGCATGGGTGTCGATATCGGCCTGGAACATGGCGCGCTCTTCATCGGTCACGGGCCGGAAAGGCGAGCCGGAATCCTTGTATTTGCCGGACACGAATTCTTCGCGTTTGACGCCGTCCTCGGCCATCATACCGGAGAAATCGAACCAGCCCATGCGCACACCAATGGAGCCGAGACCTGCCGCGCGCGGCGCGTAAGTCGCATCGCAGGCACTGGCGATGTACTGGGCCGCGCTGAACGCCATCTGGCAGTGGGCCGCAATCGGCTTGCCGCCATTACGCGCGGAATGCTGACGGATCGTGGCGGCCAGTTCGTCGCAGCCATAAGCTACACCGCCCGGCGAATAGATGCTTGCCAACGCGCCAACGACGCGATCATCGTCCTGGAGATGAATGACGGCCTCGGCGATATCGGAATAACCGGGCACCCAGCAATCATCCCAATAGTCGTAATACCCCTTGGGCGCGAGTACGCCTTCAATCGTGATGATGGCCACGTCACCGGCAATAAAATAGCCCGCTTCAAAATCGTAGAGCGCGTCCATTCCAGCCAGCGACTCCGGCAGTGCGGGAGCGGCATCATCACCGGTTAATGACGCACCGAGCCCGCGCAACCGGTCCATCATGGACTTGTCACAGGACGGATCGACCTGCCAGGGCCGAGCCGAGGCCAGCCGCGTCAGTTCGTTGTCGTGACCGGCGTGAAGCGCCAGCAAGGTCGGGCCGGACAGGGTGAGGGGCGCGCGTGAGCGTGCCCGCGAAACGCGGGGTCGAAGCATGGTCGGTTTTCCTTTTTAGATCAGGCGTCGGCAGCGTCGCGCGAACTGTGTTCGGCATTGGCAGAAACGAAATCGCGAACATCGCCCATCGACAGATTGTGACGCTCCAGCATGCGCCTGTCGCGGCTGGACCGGATCGCGACCTCTTCGAGAGACTGACCACGCCGCGCGGCGATGTCGCTCGGGCTGGCCGACATGTTTTCCATCTCCAATCGGTCGCCGGTCGCCTCCTTGACAGGATCGACATATTCGCGGCCCGGACCGATATCGGTGCCGGCCAGATACGCACCTGGCGCATCCCAGATCGAGGGCGCACCCTTGGGTAAAGCCAACCGACCGGCCTCATAGGCTTCCTGCAGGACGGCAAGGCGATAAGGACGCACACCGAGATGTCGCACAATATTGCGCTCGCGGCGGGTCTGGCGCACGGAGTCGTTGATTTCAGTACGCGCGGACGAGAACGTCGTCTTGGAAAAGTCCCGCGTCATAAGCGAATAGCCCAGACCGATCCCGGCACCAGCCTGCACGCCCATGAAGGCGGCTACATCAGCAAAGGCCGTCGCGGCGCGCATTTCAGAATTCCACTCCAGCTTGTCACCCGGAAAATTCTGGATGATGCGACTGCCCGCCACCTGTGTCAGGCCAGCGGTTTCGTAATATTCAGATCGAAGGTCGAGTAATTCCTGACCCGATTTTTGAGTACCCAAAATCTCGCCAAGCGTTTCAGGGTCATTAGTCTGGCTGGTGTATTGCGCCACGATCAGCGCATTGATTAAACGCGTGCGCAACTCGGCCTTGTTAAGATCGCGCAGATACTGAAAGGTCGACAATGACGCCATGTAATCGGAGATGCCGCGTGTCAGGCCGGGGCGGCGCGGCTTCATGATGTGTATCCATTGCGGACGGGTCGCGGTCGGCGTCCAATCGGCGATCTTGTCGATCCAGCGACCGGTGAAGCGGTTCAAACTGCCCAGGCCAATGTCATAGGGATGACCATCGAGAACATGGCAGCGGATCGGGCGGCCGCGATCATCATACTCAATCCCAGCCCGGCAGCTGTCTGTATCGGGGCGGCCTGCAGGCTGCGCGACACGTTCGGCATCGATCACCTGCAGCTTGGTGCCCCACCAACCATCGTCAACAAAGGGTAGAAGCGCAAAAGCCTCGCCTTCTGGGCCTGAATACTGGCGGACCTGCATGTCCAGCTGCAGGTCGTAGGGCAGGCGTTCCTCATAATCGCCACGAAACAACGGATCTTCTGTGACTTCGCGCCAGACCGTTTCGATGGAATCGGATAGCGCTTCGTATTCATCGCTGGTCGGGTCAAGATTGAAGGCCCGATAGTCCGGCATCGACTCAAATTTCCAACCATCACCGACAATCAGCGACAGCTTTTGTTCAAGGCCAGACGCCGCAACAGGATCATTGGCAATGACATCACGGCATCGCGCGATCGCCTCCAGGCGAACAGCTAACCAGTCGCGGTCCGCCGATCCGGAAATCGAACGCGTCGCCGCAAAGGCGGGCTCAAACGGATCACCGGCCGCGTAGGCCGAGGACGGCATGCGTTCGCGGACCAACGAATTGCTTGATTGCGGACGACGTGACGATCCAGCGGGAACACGGATGCGCGGCTTGGCAACCGCCTGAGCTTGCGACATGGCGTTAAACCCTTACTGGCCGGACAGGCGAGCCCTCACCCGATACACGGGCGCGCTCAATGCTGAGCTCGCGCAGACGGCGGCGAATCTCATTGACCATGTCAGGCCCGCGCGCGCCGAATGACAGCTCTCGATCACCATGTTTGACCCGCTCTGCGCGCTCAGGATCGAGAGAAGCGTCCAATCGCGCAGTGTAAGTCGCGATGTCCGCATCGATCTGCTCAAGCGTTCGAGCCATACAGGCCTCCAGATTTTTAGTTATCGACGCCCTAGACGCGCCTGGCGGGCCAGTGCAGCGGGAAGGCGTGACTGTGAATCGCCAGCATGTGAGCGCGGTTCGCCTGGCGTGTCCGGTTTGGGCGGAATGGCGCGCCCGATATCAAACAGGTCGGGCTGGCCGCCGGCGGCTTCGATGGCCGCGCGGATGTCGCGCTCGCGGATCGCCCAGTCATCGTCCGACCATGAACCACGCTTGCCAGCGCGCGCGCCCAGCTTGTCGAGACCGGCAAGCGAATAAACATCGCAGTCAAACCAGTGATTGTCGCCGCGCGCCTTCCAGGTCGAGCGGGTCAGGCCGGTCGATTTAAGCGTTTCCTCATGCACATATTCCGCCGTCAACTGACGAAAAAACGCCTCCTCGGCGTCTTCAGGAAACCAGCAAAACCCGCGTGGCGGGCCGGTCTCGTCGGTCGCCTCGAGTGTTTTGGCATAACGTGCGACCAGCACGGCCTTGGCCGGATAGGTGCCGACATGCCAGATCTTGACACCACCATAACGGCGACGCTTGCCCGAGGCTTTCAGATCGGACTCGGTGGCGCGATAGATAATCGGCTTGCCCCAGCCTGCCTCGCCATTGATGGCGATGGCGCGGGCCCCGCGGACACGCACCCAGGCTTTGGCCGCGTCCGTGTTGTAGTTGGAATCAACCACCTCGATATCAAAGTCACGCACCGCACCGCCGGGAAGCGCCACCCCGCGTTCGGCGATATTGGTCAATCCCGTCCAGGCGCCCGTGCCCGGCTCTGCGGTTTCACCGGCGATGAAACCATAGTCGAGATACCAGGCTTCCTCGTTGGCGTTGTAGCCCTTGGCCAGAAAATACAACCCGTCGCGCTGGACATCGACCGACAGGGTAAAGACCAGCGGACCCCAGACCGGAACACCGCGGCGAAACCCGGTATTGCGAGCGCGCGCAGCCAGCACTTCCCAATCGGGGGTCAGGGTTTTGACGTCATAACCCCGACCGAGATAATTGTTCTGGAAGACCATTTCAGCCTTCGGGTCACCCGCGGCGGCATCCTCTTCCCTGGCGATGCGATCCCAGTTCAAAAACCGGCTGATCATGCCGGTGATCCAGAAGCCGCGATGGGCGGCCCATGGCCCCATGTCGCGGGTGCGCCAGCGTTCCCATTCGGTGTCGTCTTTGATCGTCTTAGGCGGTTTGACACCGTCGCGCTCTCGCGTGGCAATCCAGCCCGCGCCCGACGCCTTGGCGATCATCTTGCGCTTGTTGGCGCTGTAGTGACGGACGCCGCAAACCGGACAGACGACATGGCATTCATATGGCGGCACGGGATTGCGCTGGACATCCTCCCAATCAAAATCGGTGCGCGCACCGCAATCGGTGCAGCCCATATAATAGCGGCCCTGGTCAGATTGACCGTAGAGCGACAGCACGCGTGAGCCGCGCAGCACCAGGGGCGTCGAAATATTGACCGCGAGCGCGAGCAGCATTTCGCGATAGGTGGTCAGCCGCCCTTCGGACAGGGCCAGCGGATCGCCCTCGCCGCCGGCATCCAGCGACCAGCCATCGATATCATCGCGGATCAACAGCCGGATGGTGTGCTGGCGCAGCGTGGCCGGGCTTTCAGCCCCGGCGCCCAGAATGGTGGAGCCGCGCTTCCATTTGATTTTTTTCCTAGTCGAGCCGCCTTCGGTGCGACCGGTTTGGGCGAGCAGCGCGCCCGGCGGTTCGTCATCCTCCGGTTCGGGGTCCAGCACGCTGGAGGCGCGCGCCATTTTCCAGAATTTGGACTCGGCCCATTCCTGGAACTGACCGACCGTCGGGTGAACCACCATGGCCGGAATGGTCGCGGTGGTCAGCCGGGCCGCCAGAATGATGTCGGCGGCGGTCGTTCCCGATGATTGAACGCATTTGGGCACGGAAATATCGGTGACGCCGCTATCGGGTTCGGCGGCGCGCAATATCTCCTCGATGTAGGGCGCAGTGGTCAGCCGGAATTCACCCTCACAGGGCGACCCTTCCGGAAATTTAATATGCTCCTCAGCCCAAGCTGGAATGTCGAGCGGCGGCGCCGGTGCCAGACCCGCCAAAAAGGCGCGTTCGATGTCGCGCGCATTGGCGCGAAACACCAGATACTCATTGTCCGGCGGTCCGCCCGCACCCGATCCGTCAGGCATGAACGACCTCGGCCATCTCGGTCTGCGGCGCGGTGTCCAGTTCGGCTTCGGCATCGAGGCGTTCGGTTTCGCCCTCGATGAAGCGTTCGAGCAGTGTGCGCACGGCCGCGCTGATCACCTTGCGGGCCCGGTTCGGGTCGTCGGGATTGGCATCCTCGGCGACATCGCCGGCTAGCCGCATCAAGGCCTCGGCCATGCGGTGGCCGCGCCCGGCATTGCGTTCCTCCATTTCAGATTTTGGCACCAGATTACCGACTTTTTCCTCGTAATTCAGCCGCTTCAATTTCAGGTCGAGAACCGCAGACCCTGCCTTGGCCTGTGTCACCGCCTCCAGGGTTGGATCGCTCGGCTTTTTGGGTGCCGCATCGTCGTTGGTTTCGGTCACCAATGGCGATGGCGCCTGGCGCTTGACCGGATTTTGATCGGCATTCCGTTTGGCATCACTAGCCGCGACATCGATCAAGCCGGTTTTCTTGCGACCCTCATCATCGGGAACGAATACAATCTGGCCCGCCTTGTTCCATTTCGACGCCGCCGCGCGCGACACACCACGCACCTCGCCATACGCCGCCAGAGTTTCGAGATAGGCCGCACCCCCGCCATCTGGCAGCTGGCGCTCGCGCAGCTTGGGCTTGGACATGGGCGTTTCAAATTACGCCGCGTCAGCGGCTTGCGCACGCGCTGCGGCGACCTCCTCAAATGTGGCACCGTCGCTCCGAGTTGGGTCCAGACCCAGCTCGTGGTTTGCGCGCATTCCAATGGCATGGCTTTGAATGTTCGGCGTTTTCATCATGGTGTCAAAACCCCGAGATCCGCCGATGCGTCAACGTCAACCGTCAACCATTTCAAAAGCTTGTGTGGCTGGTAAAATTAAACGCTAAGCTGCCCCGTATACGATTTTTAGGCCAGGGAGGACCCGCTCGCATTGGATTTGCACAGGAATACAGTGGGTTGCGGTGCAGACCGGCCAAAGAAAACCCGCCACGGCTTTTGCCGGGCGGGCTTCGATTGAGCGCATTTCTGCAACGTGATGAAATGCATACTTCCCCAGACGGTCTGGTGTCAACTCCCAAAATACTCTGCAAGATGAGTTGACGCCGCCCAGAACAGCGTTCGCCTTGCCACAGCTTGCGATTCCGCGCCTGTCATTTTGAACACATCACCGATCTTAAAGTCGTCGATCGGCCGATCATGCACCACAACCCAGTCGATCAGCTGCGCCTGCAACGGCCGACCATCGAGACGAGGCAGAGATCCGGCCGCCCTGCGGCGTTCACGCTCGGCATCCATCGCGTTTGACAGGGCGAACTCGATACTGCCGCCACCGCCGCCATCAACCCGCACAGCCTCCGGGTCCACACCGGACTTTCCGATGAGGCTCATAAGATGCAGCGAGTGATAAACACACAGCGCCACGACCTGCGGCCGGACCAGCCAGGCAGCGCGGCGGCCACGCCGCATGGCCCACTCGCCGATCTGCTTGGTCGGCGCGAGATTGGATATCTTGCCACCGACCAGTTCCGCGCCGAGTGCCATGATCGTGTAGGCTTGGCCGGTATCGATGGACAGCCGACCCTGCGCCGAGCGGATATCGTCAAGCACGGCCAGCCGGTCGATCGCCCGCTGCACCTCGCGCTTCTGCGCATCGTCAGGGCCCGTGCGGTGTGATGGCAGGCCAACCGGCTCGGTGTTGTCCACATAGCGCCCGGTGATCTGGACGATAGGCTTTCCGGCTGGCGCGGCAGGCTCGCACCGCCCGTCGAGCGCAGACACCATGGCGGGCGATGCGGCGATGATGCGGCGGGGCGCAGAGGGTTTGGTTCGGCTCACGCGGCCTCTCCTTTTTCGGGTTGCGGCGATGGGGTGTCGGGCTTGGCGGTCGGGTCGAGGGCGGCCAGCACATCGGGTTTGAGCGCGACGTGCCACGGGTCTGCATCGAAATACCGGGCCCGGTTTTTATCCACAGCCCGACCAGCGAAATGCGTGCCGTAGAGCCGCGCATCGATGTTGAGATGGATCATCGCGCCGGTGAACACCGACTTGAATTCATCCTCGCTGCAATCGGTGGCGATGCGCCAGACGCTGTCACCCTCGGCCAGATCGACCAGAACCATCAAAACCCGGAACCGCCCGATGAAAGGCTTGATGCGTTCGGGCTTCTGCCAGCCATTGAGCGCCGCACGGACCAGCGCGCCCTCAGCCCCGGCGAGCTCGCCCAGATCGGCCAGCGTCACCGGT